ATGATGTCATTGCTGGACAAAGAGAAAGAACTTGATCAGATTAATGAGAAGCTGTCAATGATGGGCAGCAGAGAATTGTTGATAGTACATACCACAATTATGGCGCTTTATAACAGGCAGCAGCTTGACGAATATGAACAGTCATTACAGCAGGCTGTGGATTCAAAGTAGACAATGCTTGCAGAGAGCCGGAACTGGCGGGGAAGTAAGGAAGGAGATGAGGAGTATGACATTTAAAGAATTTTATACATGTCCGAATTGCGGCAGAGCAATCAGTGGTGAGAAGAAAGAGTTTTTTGTATGTCCGAGCTGTGGAAGGGCATTGTGCCAGAAAAAAGATTTGAAACAGTTTGATGATAATTTTTGTGGTCATTGCGGACATGAATTGGCCAGCGCCAAAAAAGAAGCGTTGGCGCTGGCTGGGGAAGATTGCTAACATAAATCTTCGATTGCCTTCCAATAAGTAGTAGCGGAACCACACTTGCCACAATATTTCTGTTCTGGATTAGGTAAGATTACATTGTATGCTTTGCAGTTAGGATTACTGCAGTGATTGGTTGACGGAGCTGGTTTTGGAAGACCGCACTCAATACAAAATGCATCATCTGCATCATTTTCTGTATTGCATCTGCATGTCCACATAAATATGTCCCCTTTCTTATGTACTCGGCTCTGGCGGGAGCCTGTAAGTACAGTATAAAGTGGGAGATAATAAAACGCAAGGAACTTCTGATGAGGAGGCTTGAGATGAGAAAGAATCTGAAGGAAGCCCGCCAGAAGGCGGGCATGACACAACAGGATATGGCGGACAAACTAGGAATAAGTTTGAGATATTACCAAAATATTGAGGCTGGTAGCAGGACGGGTGAATTTACATTGTGGGATACGTTGGAAGATATCACAGGTATTCATCAACGGATATTGCGTGAGCTTTCATAAAGTCATCTCGTCCTAAAAGATAATCGAGAGAAACATCAAGAGTATCTGCTATGAGAATGAGTAGATCATAACATGGTGTTCGCGTTCCAGTCTCGTAGCATTGATAGGAGCGTAAGGCAATATCAAGAGTATCTGCCAAATGTTGTTGAGTAAACCCTCGTTTCATTCGCATTTCACGAAGTCGTTTGTTAAACATGGTATTCCTCCTTAATACGTGCAAAAAGTACGCAAAAGTACTTGACTATGTGCAAATTGTACGTTATATTGTTAATAGAAACAACGTGCGAAATGCACGCAAAAGGAGGGTAAACATAATGGTAGCAGACAAAGTGAAAGAATTAGAGCAGGAAAACATAACGTTAAAAGCGCAGGTAGAGGAATTGCAGAACGTATGCGGAGTCAACGCAAGCAGTCCGAAGAACTGTGAGTACTGCAGCAATTTTATTCAGCATTACATTAAAGTTGGGATGACATATACTCCAGTCTATGATGGACATTGCATTGCAGGACGCGGAAAGAAAACAAAAAAGACAGATGACACATGTAAATCCTTCGTAAAGAGGACATATGGAAAGAACTGTGTATCATTAATGAGAAGCTGTCAATGATGGGCAGCAGAGAATTGTTAATAGTACATACCACAATTATGGCGCTTTATAACAGGCAGCAGCTTGACGAATATGAACAGTCATTACAGCAGGCTGTGGATTCAAAGTAGACAATTTTAGATGGAAAGGAGGTGAGGGAAAATGAAAGACATAATTGAACTTGCATATGAAATACATGAAAAAAACAGGAAGAGGTTTGGGGACAGTCAGACTTGTGCAGACAAAGATCGGGAAGAAATCACGGAGGCATTATTGGCAGAGTTGGCAAAAGAGAAAAGTGCGGATATTGCGCCGCACCTTTCCTGTACATACGATGTTATGAGCCGGGAATACAAAATAGTATTATCGTTACCTAACAGTTTCTGCCCTGCAACAAATTATTATAGACGAGCAGATGTAGCAGGTCAGGAATATGAGGATGGCGGAGATGGGAATGGTACCAGAGAGAAGCTAAAAGAAGCCCGCAAGAAAGCGGGCATGACACAGAAACAGGTATCAGAATACCTTGGAATTGATATCAGAAGTTATCAAAGGGCAGAGAGTGGACATTGTTCGTTAAGGCATTCGCACTGGGATGCGCTTGAAGATCTGTTTAAGGTTCATCAGCGTGTTTTGAGAGAGCGCACGAAGTTTTAATGATTGGAACCTGTGAAAATAGATTGATGGTAGAGTCTTCAAAAGTGATCTTAGTGAAGATCGCTGGTAGAATATTTGCAAGTTGGCTTTCCGTAAGCGAAGATAAGTCGTAGCGGTCAGGGGAGGAGATAATGTTGTTCTTCAGGTAGGATAGTATCTCATCTTTGTGAAGGAGTATTTCTTCCCAGTTGGAGAACAAGCCATTTCCCAGCAGGCAGTCTATGGGCAGACTGAAATAATTTGCAATAGACATGAGATTGGATAAGGATGGTTCAACGGAGCCATCTTCATACCGCTGGTATGTCCGTATATTGATTCCGAGATGATCAGATATAGCTTTTTGTGTTACCTTGTTACGTTTGCGGATGTTTTTCAGACGTATATTGAAATCCATAAGAGACCTCCTAAAAATATTGACATAGGTAAAATACGCCGTTATAATAGAATAAATATACGGCAATATATACCGTAAATTTGAAAAGAAAATATGGCATAAAGCGTCTAACTATGTCACTGATAAGTACATACTATCATAAATGGGAGGAAAAATTCAACAGTTACAGAAAAGTTGTCTGCAGAAACGCAGACAGGAGCAACAGCATATTATAAATGTGATGTATGAAAGGAAGTGAATAGTATGGCAGCAGAGCCAGCAAAGACTAGAAAGCGAAAAGAAAAAAAGCCGCCAACGTTTAAACATTTTATAAGCATTAACGGGGCAGATCCAGTCGATCTGTTCTCAATCCCGGAACAGCGCAGACAGGAGCTGATTGATGATCTCTGTGATAGATTTATGGCGGGATTCGGTTATGTTCCGGTAGGGAAAGTAGAAGAGTGAATATATACGTGCCTCCTGCGCGACACATATACTGAGTGTGTCGTGACCCTCTAATCTTTTATATATGCGGACACAGAGCGAAATGTGCCTGTGTGCCGCGCAGGAGGCATGGGGGACAGGCTTATAACAATATTTTGGTCAGATACCTACATTCGAGAGATATACTAGGAGGGAAACAAATGTATGGAGATAATATTGGAAATGCAAAAGCTGTGGCCAGCGTATAAGGTTTGTCCGGATGAAATCCGGAAGATCAATGCCTGTGAACGAGCAGCTGGTTAATTACAAGCTTGAGGATAAAGGGAAAGACAAGATTGTAACTCCCAAAGGTGATGTGGTCTCCTGCATTAGTGGGGTCGGCGTGGACGAGGCAGATGGTTATGGGTATATATCTCATTTCGCCACTTGTCCTAATGCCCAGAAGCATAGGAAGAAAGCGTAGGAGGGTACAGGCGGCATGACAAATTTCGATCTTATGAAGCAGAAAATAGTTGAGACCGTGATGGGACTGGATGAAATGGAGCTGTTGCGTCTGGCGGATGATACCGAGATGTCTACAAGCGGGGCGGAGGGAATATTTAATTGTACCATATGCGAAGAGGAGTATGGCGAATGTGATGACTGCCCATGTACTAGCAAACATAATAGAAGATATCTTGACTGGTGTAAGAAAGATTATTTGGGAAAGGCGATGCAGAATGTTTGAATTGAACCAGATTTACAACATAGACTGCATGGACGCGATGAAAGAAATCCCTGATAAATATTTTGAGCTTGCTATTGTAGATCCTCCATATGGCAGAAAAGAACACGGCGGAAAAAATCGTAGCGGATATGTAAAACAGAAAAATGGCAGCAGAATATATGTTAAACATGTCGGTTATGAAAATCGTAATTGGGATAATATACCAGCAGGAAAAGAATATTTTGATGAACTTATGAGAGTTTCGCAAAATCAAATTATATGGGGCTGCAATTATTTTGATTATCCTCTTACTGGAGGGCGGATTATTTGGGACAAATGTAATGATGGTTCAGATCAATGTGGGGCAGAGATAGCTTACAATTCCTTGAATAATCGAGTTGATGTATTTCGGTATATGTGGCGAGGCATGATGCAGGGAAAATCCATCACGGAAGGAACCATTCAGCAGGGAAATAAAAGACTGAATGAAAAGCGCATACACCCAACACAGAAACCAGTAGCCCTCTATGAGTGGTTAATCTGTCAGTATGCAAAAGAGGGAGATAAGATTCTTGATACTCATGTAGGTAGCGGAAGCTGCTGTATTGCAGCATATCGGATGCATCATGATTGGATGGGATTCGAGATTGATGAACTATATTTTAGAAAAGCGCGGGAACGTATTCAGCAGGAGCAGGCGCAAATGACAATTTATGATTTTATTTAGTTAAATGCGGATAAAGGAGGGAGCCAAAATGGGTAAAGCTATTTTAGTAATTGATAAGCCGAATTGCTGCGGAGAATGTCCTATGTCAGGCACGGGAGTGTGCAATAAATGGAATAAGAAAGATTTAAAAACATTTCCAAAGAATTGCCCTCTCAAAAGTGTGCCGCAGCAGATGGTATTAGAAAATCAATGGTTTAGCAAAGAATATATGGCTGGCTTTAACTCCTGTATTGATGAAATCTTACAACAATAAGGGAATCAAGGCTAAATAAGGATTTTAACGATGAAGATAGGATTGCATGATGCAGAAAAAGAATATCTGAAAAACAAGTCATTTCCAAATTACGCCTTAATGAAGATATCTGCGTGGCATAAGGCGCAAGGGGATATTGTGGAGTGGTGGAATCCTTTGTATAAATATGACCAAGTGTACAGTAGCAAGGTTTTTGATTTTACTCCAGTTAATCCATATCTACCAGATGATGCGATGCGAGGAGGTACAGGCTATCAAGATATCCCAATGGATAAAACATTGCCATCGGAAATAGATGATGCGTTTCCAGATTATAGTATCTATCCTGATTGCGATTATGCAATTGGATACATAACAAGGGGCTGTCCAAATAATTGTCGATGGTGCGTGGTTCCGCGTAAGGAGGGGCAGATAAGGTCATACCGAACATGGCAGGATTTGGTAAGACAGGATACGGACAAGCTGGTTTTATTGGATAACAATATTCTATCCTGTAATTACGGTATAGATCAATTGAAAAGATTGATCGGGAGTGGGTACAGGATAGATCTTAACCAAGGGATGGACGCCAGACTGGTAACTGGGCATGTGGCAGATATTCTCTCACAGCTGTCGTGGATACGTTTTATCCGATTTTCATGCGATCAGAAAGCACAGATAGTTCCCGTCAAAAGGACGGTGGATCTTCTTGTGGAACGTGGAGTAAAACCATACAGAATATTTATATATCTGTTGGTGACGACTGATATAGAGGATGCATCTGAGCGAATAGAAGCTTTGAAAGACTATAAGGCCATAAACATATATGCCCAGGCTGAACGCAATGAGCGATTGGGGATTATGCCGAATGATGCACAGTTGGAATTCCAGCAGAGGTATGTATATAGTGGTTGTTACCGATCGGAGACATGGCGGGAATATTGTCAACGTAGGAAATTCAATTACTAAAATGTGGATTTAAAGAAAAAAGAAAGGAGCCAAGCCTCCGGCCGGGGCAACGTGTACACAGGCTTCTTGAATTATGCAGGAGACATTTGATTTTTTAAATGAAAGAGAAACAGAAGATCTCCCAACACCGGATAGCGGATTGGAAGATTGGAAAAGACAGAAGCGTGAAGCCCGCGCGCGAATGGAGGCAATGCAGAGACTTCCCTATGAAGTCAAGAAAAAGCGTTCGGAGCTTCGGGCCTATGAATTTGTCCGGGAGATGAATGTAAGAGGGAAGGAGGCGCATGTCTCTGTTGGCGGATTGGACAGCATTACACTGCATGTGTTTTTGAAATCCATCGGTATAGACGTACCGGCCATATCTGTGTCGGGGCTGGAGGATAAGAGCATACAGAGAGTTCATAAGGCGTTAGGCGTTACGATTCTGCAATCGTATAAAACAAAGGTGCAGGTGATTAATGAGATTGGATTTCCCGTGATCAGCAAGCGGATAGCAGGAAAGATCGACCTGCTGCAGAACCCTACAGAAGATAATAAGACTGTCCGCCATGCAATCATTACAGGAGAATGTGGTGAGCTGGGACATTATGCCAAGAACAGCCGTATGAAGTTACCGCAGAAATGGCTCAGGCTGTTTGGGGGATATGAGAACGAAAATGAGGGTGTCCGTTACCAAAAACCAAATTTTAAGGTATCGAACAAATGCTGTTACTGGCTGAAAGAAAAACCCTGTGATGACTGGGCAAAGGAGCATGACAGTTTTCCTTTTCTGGGAATGATGGCGAGTGAAGGAGGACAGAGGGAAGAGGCACTCACAGACCATGGCTGCAATTTTTATGGAAAGACGGTAATGCGTTCCGCACCATTTGCGCCATATATGCGGAATGATATCCTTCGTCTGGCGTTGGAAATGGATAAATGGTATCACAAACATCTTGATATTTTTGAGAAACTTTATTATGGACAGCCCTATAGTAAAGATGGCTCCGGAAATATTATCCCATATGAGCCAGTTGAAAGTATTGTCCCCGGAATTTACGGTCAGATTGTAGCCAATGATAATGAAGATTTGGAAACGACTGGAGCGAAAAGGACAGGCTGCAGTATGTGTGGCTTCGGGATACATATGGAGGAACGCCCACACAGGTTTGACAAGCTCCGCGAACGCAATTCGAAAGAGTGGGAGTTTTATATGTATAAATGCTGCATAGATCCAGAGACGGGGGAAAAGTACGGCTGGGGCAGGGTGCTGGATTATATTGGGGTTGGCTGGGAGGATATACCGTATGTACAGATTACGTTAAAGGACTGGCAGCGGGATAAGGATTTGGAGGAGATAAAGAATGAGACTATGTAAGGATTGCGCTAATAGAGGAAAAAAGGAAATTTGTCAGATTCATACATCTGTGAGTAATTACGCTGAACGATGTAAGGATTTCGAACAGAAAGAATCAACAGGACAGATTGTAAAGTCAGTAACCCAGATCGTGCAGCAGGTGAGCGAAGATATCTGCGATAATTATTGTAAATATCAATTAAGGACGATGAAACAAATGAATGAAAATGAAATTGGAATATTGTCGAGTCTAATATTATTAGTGGTAGGGATAATTGCTATTGCATTATATTTATTTGGCTAATTAAGGATAAGGAAGTGAGTATTTTTTGATTTGGAATGCAAGCGTAGATCTGACGGTAACCATCGATTATGACAATATCGAGGCAGGGACAAAAGAAGAAGCCGAACGGATAGCAAAGGAGAAGGCGGCAGAAGATATTGATTATAATAACTGCGATGCAGATATAAACGGTATTGATGCTTTTGTCTGGTCAGAGAGTAATTAGATCAATAAGGATTGGCGGGGGGGGTAGTATATGGAATGCAGTAGGTGTGACTACTATAAAGCACATAATTGCAAGCGCCAGTGCATGGATTTGCCGGAAGGAAAAACCTGTGCTGATTGTGTGCATGTTGAAAAATGTGTAACAATGTTTGTTGGAGTAAGAGCAGAAAATAAATATTGCGGTTTTGAGCCTATTCGGTTTAAGACTAAATAAGGATTTGGTGGTGAGAGATAATGACGAAACAAAATGCGATTGATGAATTAAAATGTTATAGGGTAAAAAGCGGGACGGAATATCCTGAAGAGATTGAACTGGCGATTGCAGCGCTAGAAAAGCAGATAAATGCTGAAGAATGTAAAGATTTTGGAGGAGATGTGGAGCGATTGACGAGAAGAAGTGAAAACGGTACAGCAATTTATAATACGCCGAGCAGTGATCCTGTAAAATGGGAAAATAACAGGCATGAAGTATTACAGAAGCTGGCAGAATACGAGGACTTAGAGGAACAAGGGAAACTGCTGAAACTGCCTTGTGCGGTGGGTGATACGGTGTATGTTAAAATGCAATCTGGAGATTATGCAGAAGCAGAAGTTAGAGATTATACATATTTTCTTTCATGTGGTTTTTGCATAGTGGCGACATCTGACAAATTTAACAAACAAAGTATACCGTTTTCGGAATTTGGCAGAAGTGTATTTCTTTTTAATCCTGATGCAGATAAGGTCAACTAAAATAAGGATTTAAAGGAGATGAATGAAATGATTGATAGAATGAGCGAGATTAGCAAACAGATAGAAGATTTGAGAAATTTATCAGATGGATATATGATAGGCGGATATAGGAATATTGGGAATAAACTTAAAGAAGCCGCTGACACCATAGATGATTTATCCGCAAAGCTGGCGGCGGCAAATATGGAACTTGAAAGTCTATATGAATCCAAAGTCGAGAGTTAAAGAAGGGCGATAGAATAAGGATTTGCGGCGCGGAAAGGATAGTGAAATATGAAGAGATTTATAGTACTTGGAACTAAGGGGAAATGCAGCATACCATGGATGGTTATAGCGCCTCATGAGGGACAGGCGATTTGTAATCATAGTCAGGATTTAGAGACGCTGAATAGACGTGGCGGTCTTTGCTGGTCAGAGATGATAGCAGTGCTAGAGGATAGAAGATACATAAAAATGGATGAATCCATTGCTCGTAAGAAGGTGGAAGAGATAATTAAAAAGCAGATAGGAACTGTTCATATGGTTAAGGGCGATAATGGACATTATGTTCCGATGGAATGTTGTAGCATGACAAATCCTATAACGGGTGGTGTTAGCGAGATTGATGACATTGATCTTCCCTGTGGATCGGATTGTGGAAACGACTGTGATAAATGCATTATTCAAAAGATCATGGACGAATACGCAGAGATCACACAGCAGGCAAAATAAGGATTTAGGAAGGTGAAAACATGGTTGAAAAGATTGGAAAGGATCTTGTTAAAGTTGGAGTTAGCCAAGAAGATTTGGAGGACAGCATAAACGGATTAAGCTTACTAAAACCCATCTTACAGGCACAGGTAATCAAAAGCAATGGAAGCGATCGGCGGCAGGCGGCTATTGACAGTACAACACTAGGGAGACATTTTGACACTGCAATAGACGCGATGACAATGCTTTTATCTGGCTTTCCGGATTATCAGTAAGGATTTTAGTGGAGGTGGAAATATGGAGTGCATTTATAATTCTGGCGGCCTTTGCTATAAGGACAACGAAAACATTATAACATGTCCATATGTCGGAAGTGAATCTGACTGTGAAGATGCAGAGGAGGGATAGGTGATTGGACTATGTCAGAAGGTATTATTAAATCTATACGTCAGATACTGCAGGAAGTCTCCGACGATATCTGTGATAATTACTGCAAATATCGGGATACTGGAGATGAAAATTGTCTGTGTGAGTTAATAAGGAACGGCGGGGAATGCCCGCTTGACAGGCTCAACTAAACTGGAATTTAATCATTTAAGGAAGGTGGAAATGACTAATAAAGAAATTATAGTGCGCTTAGTGCGCAATTCATTGCAAATGCATCCATGGGAAGTCAGGGAAAGGGTTATAGAGCAGGAGTTATTAATTCAAATTGAGTTCGTAACGAATAAGGAAACGGCAGAAAACATAAGAGATATTTGCGCGTCTGTAAAAAATGACTACTGTTTTTACCAATATTTGTGTATGTTATATACCGTTTTAGAAGCTATATTAATTGGTGTTTCCATAGATGATATTATAAAGGTTATTGATAAATGCATTAAAGGTGAAACTATTTATACTCTTATAGAGAAACACAGAGAAATGATGATGGATCATGAGTTACTAGATGATTTTGCGAAAAGTATGGAGTGTTCTCGGGTAAGGGTTCAAAAAAATAAAAGTGTTTTAAGAGAGATGTATACATTTAAAATGAAAGATAAAGACAGGATAAGGATTCAGACGCGGCAGCAGGGAGGCACGCTAAAGTATAAGCGATACGAGCTGCGTATTTATGGCATTCCGCTTAAAATGAGAACCAAATATGAAAAAATAAGTGGCAGCAACCCGTCAAAGTTACCTACCACTTATAGATATAAGGAAGGAGAACAAATAATGTTACATATTGATTTGTCACAGCTTGCAGGCGGAACATTGCAGGAAAAGTTTGACAGGGAGATTGCAAAGGTAATTGACAACATGCAGGATCCAAATACACCGTTTAGTGATAAAAGAGGAATAACAATTAATATTTCATTTACACAGAATGAAACGCGCGATGATGCAAAGATTGAAATTTCTCTAAAAACTAAGCTGGCGATGGTGTTATCAGCAAAGACAAACTTTGCTATGGGTAAAGACTTGAGAAGCGGTGAAGTTATGGTAAGAGAGTATGGAAAGCAGATTCCGGGGCAGATGAGTTTTTCTGACATAGATCAGAGTGCGGATGACGCTAAAGTTACACCAATACAGCCCCGAAAACTGGGCGCAAATTAGAAAAGGAGATGCAAAAAGGATGATTAAAGAAGCATTGCAGTATATTATAGGGCTTCAGCAGCCACGGGTTGAGAAGATCAATAACAAACGTTACTATTTTTACAATGGAACGCCTATGCTGTTGAACGAATGTCAGGATTGTGTTCCTTTAGAAATATCAACACTTACTTCGCTTGTGGAATATATCAAAGGGCGTATGAAAGATGATTTTTTGCCATTCGGCAAAGCACCACAGATGATCGTGCATGTAGAATCAGAAACGGAAGTCCGGATTGTTTCCGCATTTAATATTGATATGAACAGGTGGGAGATCGCCAAAGTAAAAGCAAGGGTTCCACGGATCAAACTGAACGAGTTCATAGATCAGGAGCAGTTTATTATTCAGATGCAGTCCATGTTTTCAGATACACTGGACAAGGGAGTTATTCTTCAGGTGGCTGGAAATGTCGAGGACAGAACAATTGCCAATTATGGAGATGATGGAGTTACACAGAAAGCAACGATCAAGACTGGACTTGCATCCATGGAAGATGTGATTGTACCGAATCCGGTTAAACTGCAGCCATTCCGCACATTTCATGAGATCAGCCAGCCAGAGATTGAGTTTGTTTTCCGGATGAAAAATGGGGCACGCGGCGTATCCTGTGCATTGTTTGAAGCGGACGGTGGGGCATGGAAATTTAATGCTGTCCATAGAATTGCAGAATATCTGAGATCGAAGTTGGATGGTATGGAAAATATTGTTGTCCTCTCATAAATAAGGACGTCTGATTTGCACAATAAAAGGACGCAACACAAAAGATTGACGGTCTTACCGTTGCGTCCAGATCCAGCTATGCGTTCAGTACACCCAGCCTTTAATAATTGTAAAGGCTGGGCGTGGAAATGTCAAGCATATGGAACGATGATCAGCGGAGAAATACATATTATTCAGATGGTATCACCAGAGTGACGGACCCGTTCTGGACGAATACCTGTCACAAATGCGGTTATGTATTTATGTCATGCATATGTACTGGTAAATGTCCTGTTTGTGGGAGTTTCGAAGCTGATCGGCGGCTGGGTAACATGCCGTATCAGAAAGTAATTACGGAACGCGGCGAACCAAATAATCAGAGTTCGTCAGAGTAAATCAGAGAATATCAGAGTTTGTCAGAGAATATCAGAATAAATCAGAGTTCGTCAGAGTAAATCAGAGAATATCAGAGTTTGTCAGAGATGCTCTGGAAGGACGGTGTAACTTTTGAACAGATTGGGTTTTATAATTCTTTCAATTCTTTTTCGAAACGGGGCTACAAGCAGACTGTCTTCAATGACAGTCCGTGAGATTGCCTGCGCTGAAGATTTTGGACTGAAAGAAAACACAATATTTAAAAAAATAAGGGATTTCGAAAAATCGGGTTATATCAGCCGCGGTTTAAAAGAAGGCCGGGCAGGCACTTACTTTATAACGCCGGAAGGCTGTGAACGCCTGAACAGGGAAAGGAGTACGGAATGAAAAAGAAAATATCTTTTGTTGCAGTCGGACAGGCTGCTGGGAACATTGGAAGTCTTTTCGAACAGAAAGGGTATGCGGTTATCTATGTGAACACATCACAGGAGGATCTTGATACACTGAAAAATGCAAAATTTAAATATCACATACCACAGGGAGAAGGATGTAACAAGGATCGAAAGAAAGCAAAACAGCTTATAATCGATGACTTTGACAATATTGCCTCGGAGATTGAATCAAAAGTTAAGGCGGAGATGATCTTTGTTATATTTTCCAGTGGCGGCGGAACCGGATCGGGAGCAGGACCGATGCTTATAGACCTGCTGATCGATGAGGGGAAAAGCGTTGGGGCGATTACAATTATTCCGGCGCCGGATGAAAGTCCCAAATCGCATATCAATTCGTATGAATGTTTCTCGGAACTGACAGGAATTGCTGGAACCGGATCGTGCTTTATTATTGACAATGCGAATGGTGAGAAGCTGGAATTAAATGCAGCATTCGTTGATTCCCTCGCTGCGTTCATGGATATTCCCATAAAACACAAGAGCGTAAAAGGAAACATTGACAAAGCAGAAGTCATGGAAACTCTGAGGGCTCATGGATCGTCAATAGTAATCCGGTGCAGGGGGAAGGAAAGCGCTGATGCGATCCAGGCGGTGAAAGAAAGTGTATTTGCTCCATTGGAAGCCGACAGGACTGTCAAGTACATAACTGCATCATTTGCCGGAAATGTACAAATGGCGGATCTGGAAAAAGCGTTTGGAATGCCGCTTGATAATTTTCAGACTTTTAACGACGAGGAGACCATATGCTGTATTTCTGGCCTTACATATCCGCAGACGCGGCTGGACGCAGTGTACAATAAAGTTGCCGAAAACAAAGACCTGATCAAGAAAAATCTTGCGGCTACGGGTGAAACAAAAATGAAGGGTGGCATAAACTTCCTGGATGACATCGAGCCGGTCAAGAAAAAGACCGAAGTGAAAAAGCCGCAGTCAAAACGTGACATAATGAGTAAATATTTGTAGGTGGTGTGAGAAAATGACTGAAATGCAGTGGATCAAACTAAGAATTGACATGTTTGACGATGAAAAGATAAAAATTATACAGTCCATGCCGGAAGGCGATGCGCTTCTTGTAGTGTGGATCCGTTTAATTGCCCTTGCTGGGAAATGCAATGCAAAGGGGCTTGTATTGGTTGATGATGAATTCCCTTATACGGACGAAATGCTTTCCGTAATCTTTAACAAACCGCTTGCAACAATCAAACTGGCATTAAAAACTTTTGAGCAGTTCCGCATGGTGGAAAGAACTGTAAAGGGAATCTATATCATGAATTTTGAGAAACACCAGAACATTGATGGCATGGAAAAGATCCGGGAGCAGAACCGTATCAGAAAGCAGAGGGAAAGAGAGAAACGAAATTCACTTCTGCTTGAAAAAAAGACGGGGAATGGGGGTATCACAGAGGAAGTTGCGGACATGTCAGAGGACGTCACGGGTATGTCACGTGACATGTCACGTGATGTCACAGAGGATGTCGCAAACATGTCACGTGATGTCACGCAACAGAATAAGAATAAAGAATATATAAATATATATTCTAACGAATATATATTGTCTGATTCGACTGACGAATCAGACACGCAGATGCAGAAAAAGAATATCTCATATCGCCAGATTATGGATGATTATAACATGACGTGTATAGATCTTCCTAAGATTCAGACGATATCGGAAGAGCGCAGACGCAAAATCCGGACGCTGATGAATGGTATGGATAAAGACAAAATATTGGCAGATAAAACAGTTTATGAACGGCTTCACGCTATATTCCACCATGCTCATGATAGTGATTTCCTGTCTGGAAGAACCGGACGTTGGAATGGCTGTTCATTTGACTGGCTGATCGATAAAAAGAATGCTTTAAAAGTTCTTGAGGGTACATACGTGAACCGGGAAGAGCCAAATAAACCAAGATATCCTGACAATATGGCAACAAAAAACAAGTTTAACCAATTTCAGCAGCAGGATTATCAAATTGGTGACCTTGAAGAGAAAATATTAAGCAATTAAGTAATTGCTGGCTGATATTCTGCATTTCACGTTAGCAGTGTTGCGAGATGAAACTAAATAAAATAAGTGGCATCCACCGGTCAGAGTATTTGCCACTTATATCATAAAATGTCTAAGAGAAGTATATCACTTTGACGTTTCTTAGACAAGTACCAACTTATTTATTACGCATGGGAGGAGAAGAAATGAACGCAAAAGAAAAAGTGAGAAATGATATACTTGTCGGCATGAATATGCATTTGGATAATTGCACGATGGCAATTCTGGATGCCGTCATAGTAAAAGCAGTACAAAATGTGGAAATGACAGAGATAAGCACGCTTCCAGCGACATTCGATGACACAAATCAATACATAATCAGGCTGTTTGACACAAAAAAAGCTCCCAAATTAAGCCCTATGACAGTGGAGTTTTACAAAAGCACATTGAATGAATTCATGGTGCTTGTCAACAAACCGCTAAATAAGGTTTGCGAATCGGACATTGAATATTATCTCCTGAAAAAGAAACCTAATAACACCAATGCATCCATTAACAACCTGCGCCGCAATCTTTCTGCATTTTTTACGTGGATGCGTAAAGAAAAATTAATTAATGAGAATCCCTGTGACGGGGTTGAGCCGTACCAGGTCATCGAAAAGCCGATTGACCACATGGGGGCCACGGATGTCGAAAAACTCAAACTGGGCTGTAAATATAAGCGCGATCGTGCATTGATTGAGTTTATGCGGTCGACAGCCATGCGGCGTGGGGAGGTGCCAATTGTAAAAGTCTGCGACATAGATTTCCGAAGCGGGAAGCTGGTGATCTTTGGGGAAAAAACACAGAAGTACAGAACAGTTTTTCTCGACAGCGTGACAATACATTATATTCAGGAATACCTGAAAGAAAGAGGCGTGCCAGAGAGCAGCAGGGAGCCATTATTTACCCATATCCGCGGGGATAAAACAAAAGGGCTTGATGCGGACGGGGTATATGCAAGCATAAAAGATATAGCGGCCCGGGCTGGTATGGACAGACGAATTTATCCGCACCTGTTCCGCAAAACAACGGCAACAAACATCTGCAAGCGTGGCGGCAGCGTGGATGCAGCTGGAGAATATCTTGGACATGCACCAAAAAATGTGACAGACCGGCATTATACATATAAGGGTGATAAATATGTTGAGCAGATCTTTCACAATTTTGTTGAGGCAGTATAGGAGAGTTGAGAATGAGGGAATCAGAAAACAAAATAATTGATAAGATAGAAAAATTGCTGGCGTTATCATCATCCAGCAATGAGAATGAAGCGCGGGATGCCATGATGAAAGCACAGGAGCTGATGGCAAAGTATGAAATTAAACGCGAACAGTTGAGTGATGGGGAGCAGGAGGAAAGACCTGTTGTAAGTTTTTCTTCAGTCGCGTTCCGGGATGAATGGATCCAGATGGTTAGCGGTGTGATTGCTGATAATTTTCGTTGCCGTCGTCTGTCTGTGAGCCGTCCGGGTTCGAGAGGCGCTTTCAGGGTGCGTTTTTATGGGTATGAGGAGGATGCGGAAATCTGTATAAATATATTTAATTATGCGGTCAAGGTTGTCCGGCAACGGTTTGTAGCATTGCGGGCTGTGTATGCGCATGTAAACAAAGAATTTGGAAAAGACGAAAAGATGAATTATGTATTGGGGTTTTGTCATGGACTGGAAAAGAACTTTGAAGAACAGAAGTCTCAAAGTCAATCCTTTGCTCTTGCATTAGTGACACCAAAGGTAGTAAATGATTATGTCGATGACATTCCTGGAGTGGAAAGAGCGGGATACAAATATTTCAAAAGCAGCCGCGAACATGTATTGCTACAGCAGACTGGATATGCAGACGGAAAATCATTCCGTAATGCCGGGGATAAGGAAACAATTGAAAATGCATATCAGGAAGGCGGACAGGTTAATGGAATTTAAAAAATGTAAAGAAAAATATTTTATTATTGTTGAGGGGGAGGAACGGGCTGCTATTCGTAAATCAGAAGCAGCAGCAGAGAAAAAGCGTAAAAGTCTGGAAAAGTATAGTAGTGGAAAAAAAGTTTTAATATATAAAGCAGTAGAAAAAAGTGGGGAGTGAAGAATGGGTAAAGTTAAGGGTAAGAAAAGCAAACGGCCGGAATATGTAATTATATGCAGGGAATTCAGACAGGGCCGGGCTGAGATATCCATCATTGAATCTGGAATAACGGAACACCTTATGAACAGTCTGATCAAAATGCATATCAGGGATCCGGATAAAAGATATTTTCTGACGCTGAAAAAGGATTATCAGGTGTATGGTGCTTTATTCAGGAAACAGATCGAAACAATGACGATAAAAAATAATAAGCGGATCGTAGAATTGGGCGTAGAACTGGATAAATAAAAAGCACGAAGCGCTATTTCCAGCGCCCCGCACACAACCTTTAATAATTATACTGCTCCGGCCGTATAATTTCAAGGGGAAGCTGGAAAATGGCAAAACTTGATAAAAGTGAAAGGAAAAAGAATGTTTTTGAAGTTATTGATCTTGAGATTGGATTGATCAATGAGCAGATCCGGAACCATGAGAAATCAATTGAGAAGGCAAGGGCCATGGCTGACATGCGTGGCCCGTCTGGCGTCTCCGGTGTTGACTACGCAAGGGAACCCGGAGGAAGTGTCCACATTTCGTTTGCGGAAGCGTTCCGCATGATATCCCATGATCAGGAACATGTTGCAAGACTGAAAGAAAGACGGAGACATTTGCGCAAGGATCGGAAAAGGATCGAACGGATCTATGAAAGTCTGTCAGGTGTGGAGGCGGACGTTTATTATACGCGGGTTATCCTGCGGATGACACAGGAAGATGCTGCAGATATGGTCGGTTTTTCACGCCGGCATTTTCAGAGGATTGAATCCGGAATGAGGGACAGGGGCCTTTTTGAGTCCTGGAATTTTTGAAGCAAAAAAATTTTATTTTTTTCAGACCTGATTTTGCAGAAAATCCTTATTTTATGCGGCTTTCCGCTTGTATACAATGTCGCATTTTATGTCGCATTTTATGTCGTGTTTTTTATTGACAAAGTATGCTATACTGGTGTCAGTGGAAGTTAACCACGGGCCAGTTTTGGGCGTCGCAGGAAAGCGGCGCTTTTTTCGTGCTGAAAAGGGGGTGCTTTTCTTGAATACGGTAGAGCCGATCCGTGAGATGGATCTTGTGCTGGATGTGGCAGACTATCTGAAGTCGAAAAATGAACGGGATTATGTTCTTTTCATGTTTGGCATCTATACAGGGCTGCGTATTTCGGACATACTGAAACTCCGCGTCCGGGACGTCAGGGAAAGGGATTATGTGTATATCAGGGAGAACAAGACAGGAAAGGAGAAACGCTTTCCCATAAATGCCGAGTTGAAGCCGATTATTGTAAATTACATACAGGGGAAAAAGGACTTTGAGTATCTGTTCAAATCCCCTAATTTCCCGAACAAGGCGATCAGCCGCCAGCAGGCGTACAATATCCTGTCCGAAGCCGGGAAAGCGTTCGGTCTTAGCAGCATAGGCACGCATACGCTGCGCAAAACATTTGGCTATCATATGTACCAGCAGACGCATGATGCCGTCACGATTAAGGATATACTCAACCATTCCCATTTGAGTGAGACGCTGCGCTACATCGGAATTAACCAGGACAATAAGGACAAGGCCATCATGGGGCTGAGCTTTAAGAAGGGCTGCAGGAAATAGGAGAAAATGGGAAGCGCTTTTTCTTTCTGCCCTCTGTTTGACATATAAAGGGGATGTCAAATAAGGGGAAGAAATTTTTCGGCACTATATTGAAAGAAAATGTATCCGGGTCATTTGACAAAGCCATAAGATATAACAAGTAATATGTTCTATTTGTTATATTGCAAATAGAACAATTGCGAAGACTGGGTAGGGGTAAGACATACGGCACATACAGCTCGGTGATGGCAGGGGGCTGTGTATTTGCATAAATCAGGTATTGGATTGGATATTACAGAATATAGGTTCTGTAGAACGCCTGTTTTTGGGTTGCGGGTGGAAAACCCCAAAATCTGGCCAGATTCCAGAAAATTAATACGGAAGTTGCCGTTGCCGTTTTAGGAGTAAGAAAGGAGATGAGTACATGGCAAAGACAGATGCTGAGTCAGCAAAGGTTACAAATATAGACAGCATAACCGTATCGGCGGCGGTGCTGGGAGATATGTTTGGAGTGTCTGACCGCCGAATCCGGCAAATGGCAGAGGAAGGAATTGTTGCCAGGGCGGCTAAGGGACGGTACAAGCTGGTAGATTCCATTAAGAATTACCTTCTGACTATGAAGCTGGCAGCAGAGGGAGTCGGAGTAGATCTTGCGGATGGCGAGATCAATCTCGAGGAGGAAAAAGGATTACATGAAAGGGTCAAGCGGCATATTTCAGAACTGAAACTGCAGATCATGAAAGGCGGATTGCACAAGGCGCAGGACGTTGAAATCGTCATGACAGACATGCTGGTCGCATTTAAGACCAGAATGATGAACATTCCTTCCAAAGTAGCTCCTATTCTGGAAAACCGGGATGCAGTATTTATTAAAGACCGACTGACCAGTGAGGTTATCGAGGCACTGAATGAATTGAAGGACTACGATCCAAGGGCATTCTACAGTGAGGAATATGTTGAGGAGGACGAGTCAGACGATGAACAGCAAGGTCAGAATTAGCAAAACGCCGTTTGTGAACCCTGATGCGGCTGTCCTGAAAAAGCGTTATAAGGACGGCAGGATCGAGTATAAAACACTGAAATTGTTCGGCGAGCTTGCCAAGGCAGTCAGTCCGCCTCCGGTACTGACGGTCAGCCAGTGGGCAGACCGATACCGGAGACTGTCGGCTGAAAGCGCGGCAGAGCCGGGACAGTGGAATACAGACCGCGCCCCGTACCAGCGGGAGATCATGGATTCCGTGAATGATCCGCTGGTGGAGGAGATCGTGATCATGAGCTCCGCGCAGGTAGGGAAGACAGAGCTGCTCCTCAACATTATCGGTTATTATATCGATTATGATCCTGCACCCATGCTGGTGGTGCAGCCGAATGTAAAACCGATGGCCGAGGACTTTTCCAAGGACCGTCTGGCGCCGATGATCCGCGACACACCAGCGCTGACCGGGAAAGTCCACGATGCGAAATCAAAAACATCCGGGAATACGATCCTGCACAAGGTCTTTCCGGGCGGACATGTTACGATTGCCGGTGCAAATTCGGCTGCAGGGCTTGCTTCAAGGCCTGTCCGCATCGTGCTTATGGATGAGGTTGACCGTTATCCTGCGAGCGCGGGAACCGAAGGGAATCCCATCAAACTGGCAGAAAAGAGGACGACGGCATTCTGGAACAAAAAGAAGATCAAGGTTTCTACGCCGACGGTCAGGGGTGCAAGCCAGATTGAAGAAGAATTCCAGTCCGGCACGATGGAAGAATGGTGTGTGCCATGTCCATGCTGTGGCAGGTACCAGCCATACGAATGGGGCCGCATTTGTTTTTCTGATGTGACAATGGAATGTAAATACTGTCACGAACATATTCCGGAGGTGGACTGGAAACAGGGACAGGGAAAGTACATTGCGGCACACCCGGAAAGACACCGGAAACGGTCGTTTCACCTGAACGAGCTTGCTTCCCCATGGGTACACTGGCCGGAAATTATCCGTGAATGGAGGGAGGCTGAGAGGGAGCGGAAGGAAAATGGCAATATCAACAAGCTGAAAACATTTATCAATACCGTGCTTGGGGAAACTTTTGAGGAGCGTGGAAAAGGTGCCGATGATGATTCCCTCTTATCCCGCCGTGAACAATATGGGGCGGAACTTCCGGACGGTGTACTGCTCCTGACGGCAGCCGTCGATGTGCAGGATGACAGGTTTGAGATCGAGGTCGTCGGCTGGGGGCGTGGTTATGAGTCGTGGGGGATCAGATACGAAAAGTTATACGGGGATCTGGACAGGGAAGAGACATGGGACAGGCTGGAGATATGGCTTGAACGTGAATTTCATTTCGCGTCCGGATCTTCACTGCTGATTGCCAGGACGTGTATCGATACCGGCGGACATAAAACCACGGAATGCTATAAGTTCCTGAAGCGCATGGAGAAGAAAGGAAAGCGTATCAGCGGAATAAAGGGTTTTGGCAGGGAAAGCCAGGGGATCCCGCTGATACATAAACTGTCAACAAACAATGAATACAAAGTGAAAGTGTTCATTCTGGGAGTTGACAGTGGTAAGGAGACTGTTGTGACAAGGCTCACCATTACAGATAAGGGTCCGGGATACTGTCATTTCCCAGTCAATGATGAATGCGGTTATGATGAGATCGTCATAAAAGGGCTGAACAGCGAACAGCGGGTGACAGAGATCAGGGACGGGCGTCCGGTAACAAAGTGGAAAAAGAAAAGCAGTATACGCAACGAGCCTCTGGATCTCCGTGTCTACAACACTGCTGCAGTCGAAATATTGCAGCCCAATTTTGAAATACTGGAAAAAAAGGTCAGGGCGGGCATAAATTACATGAAGAAATCGCCGGGAAAGGTAAAGAAAACGCGTAAAACAGGGGTTGTGGGACGCGGTGTAGAGATATAGAAAGGTGGAAAATCCATTGACGGAAGTACAGAAAAAGCGCGTGGAACGCTACAAAAAGCGGCTCGAAATGTATTATGATGCCGAGGAAGCCGTACTGCTGAACCAGGAATACACGATCGGTACGAAGAGCCTGAAAAGGGCGGATCTGTCCACGATACGGGCAGCGATAAAGGAACTGGAAGGACAGATAGAAACACTGGAAGCAAGTGGCGGTAAAAACAAGGCTTTCCGTATCCTTCCGAGGGATATCTAGGAGGAAATGGGATGAATATTTTTGACAGGGTTGTCGAAGCGGTCAGTCCCGCAACGGCACTGCGCCGTGAGACAGCGCGCTGGAAGCTGAAAAGCATCAGGGCTTTTCAGAATTCCGGATATGATGAATCGGGTGCGGCGCGCAACAAGAATTCAATGCGCGGCTGGCTTGCGTCCAGCAGGACACCGCAGGAAGACATTGATAAAAATATCCCGGTGCTGCGGCAGAGATCACGGAGCCTGTATATGTCAGCGCCCCTGGCAGTATCAGCGATCAAGACTAACCGGACAAACATTGTCGGTGAGGGACTGAGGCTTAAAAGCACGATTGACGCGGATTTCCTTAGGATGACGCCGGATCAGGCGGCAGACTGGCAGCGCAGGGCGGAGCGGGAATTTGAATTATGGGCGCAGTCAAAATTCTGTGATTCCACAAGGGTGAATAATTTTTATGAGATTCAGCAGGTGGCATGTATGTCGTGGCTGATGAACGGGGATGCCTGTGTCCTCCTGGAATATGAAAAACCTACGAGAGCGCTTCCATACGGGCTGCGCATACATCTTATAGAATCCGACCGTGTTTCCACGCCAAACAGCACTGGAAACAATGTCTATCTGTATGCAACAGATCCTGAAACGAAAAACAGGATTTTCAACGGGGTGGAAGTGGACGGCAATAACCGGGTTGTGGCGTATCACATCTGTTCCACATACCCGAATAGTAATCTTTATTCAAAAAAAGAGTGGAAAAGGGTTAAGGCATTTGGAGATAAGACCAACGTGCCCAATGTGCTGATGATCTATGAGACGGAAAGGGCTGAACAGTACAGGGGCGTCCCGTATCTGGCGCCGGTCATCGAATCCCTGAAACAGCTTACCCGGTACAGTGAGGCTGAACAGATGGCAGCAGTCATAAACGGTTTTTTTACTGTTTTCATAAAGTCCACAAGGGGAACATCAGAGATAGGGTTTACGGGAGTTGTGGACGAAGATGACCGGGTTACTGCTGATGACAGAAACTATGAACTTGGACCGGGGGTGGTCAATGTCCTGAATCCTGATGAAGAGATAGATATTGCCGATGCAAAACGTCCGTCAAGCAACTTTGACGCATTTGTTACTTCGCTTGCAAAATATGTCGGCGCGGCGTTGGAAATCCCGGTCGAGATCCTGACAAAGCAGTTCTCATCAAATTATTCCGCTTCCCGGGCGGCGCTGCTGGAAGCATGGAAGGCATTCAGGATGAAACGTGCATGGCTGGCGGCTGATTTCTGCCAGCCGGTCTATGAGATATTCCTTTCGGAAGCGATTGCAGGCAACAGACTGAAAGCGCCGGGATTTTTCCTGGATCCATTGATCCGTAAGGCATATTGCGGTGCACAGTGGAATGGACCGGCACAGGGACAGATCGACCCGGTCAAGGAGGTAAACGCCGCGGAAAAACGGATCAGTATAGGAATTTCCACGAGGCAGCGTGAAACGATAGAGATGATGGGCGGTGACTTTGACAGCAACGTGGCACAGCTGGCACGTGAGAACCAGATGATGAAAGCTGCTGAGCTTTTGCCTTCTGGAACAAAGGCATCAGAAAACAGAAAGCCGAAAAAAAGTGATGATGAAAGCGGGGACGAAGATGATGAAACGGAAGACAATGATAACGAATCAGGTGATGCCAGTGGGGAATCAGAATCCGAAGACGAATAAGTTCTGGAATTTTGTGGATAATGGGGATACGGCTGAGTTACAGCTTTTCGGAACGATCCAGTCGGAAGAAGACTGGTGGAGTGATGACTGTGTTACATACCGGGATTTCATAAATGAACTGAACGGTCTTGGAGATAAGAAATCGATTAATGTGATGATCCACTCCATAGGCGGGGATGTTTTTGCGGCAAATGCCATTTACAGCGCACTTGCCATGAACAAGGCCACGATTACCGGGACAATTATAGGAATCTGTGCAAGTGCGGCAACAATTGTCCTAATGGCCTGTGACAATCGCAGGATCGCGAAAAATGCCATGCTGATGGCGCACAATCCTTCCGTGTCCCTGTGGGGTTCCTATCAGGCGGATGATCTCCTGAAACTTGCAGAGGTCACGAACCAGGTCAAGAAAAGTATTGTAGCCGCTTATATGGAGCGGCTGGACAAGACCGAGGAAGAAATAAACCAGCTGATGGACGAGGAAAGCTGGTACGTAGGGCAGGAGGCTGTTGACGCCGGCTTTTGCGACAGTGTGATCGAGGCAGATTTCCAGAACAGTGTCCTCACCAACAAATTTATGGTGAACGGGGTTCCATACAGTTTTAAGAATTATGTGGAGAAATTCGTTCCAGACAATATACGGAAAAAAGTCCGGGATCTTTCCGGGGTTTTTTTTGATACACCGAAATTAACACAGAAAGGAATTGGAAAAATGGATGAAGAAAACATGACAGTACCTGTTATTTCAGATGCTGCGGGGCTGAAAGCGGCATATCCGCAGTTATGCGCGCAGATCGCAGATGATGCGGTTTCCGCAGAAAGGGCAAGACTGAAAGCAATTGATGAGATTGCACAGGGGATACCAGCGGATGTCCTGATGAAAGCACGTTATGACGAGCCAGTATCAGCCGCAGACCTGGCGCTTGCACAGATGAAGGCAAATAATGGCGCAGGCCAGCAGTTTTTAAACAACATGATCAATGATATGCAGGATTCGGGCACGGCAGCAGTGGGAACAGAGCCGAACACGGGATATGATCCGGAGAGCCAGAAGAGGGCTGAGAATGCGCAAAAAGTTGCCAGATTTGCCGCAAAACTGAAAGCAGATAAGAGAAGGGGGTAAAAAGATGGGTATGTTTCAACAGACTGGGGAATTCAAGCCGGATTCCCTGATTGCAGGAAATGAGTTCCCAATATTGACAGACGGGATCGGGCTGAAAGCCGGACAGGGAGTATTAAAGCGTGGCTCCCTGATCATGAAGGGTACTGATAAGGCTGGTTACATAGCCGGATCTGTGGTAACGGTCACAACCGGGGAGGGTGAGAATGCTGTGGAATCAGACATGGAAATGAAGGTATGTGGCATTCTGACGGATGATTTTGACACGGGAAATGATGCTTCTGCGGATAATATTCCTGCTACGATGTATCTGACAGGACAGTATAACCGTGCATCTGTGATTGTCACAGGAAAAGATACAGCAGTTGAGACTTATGAGGACGATATGAAGCAAGTGGGAATTTATCTTCGCAGCGTCCAGAATTACGAATAGGAGGCTTGAAAAATGGCAGATTATACAACAATAGAAATGATGGATGCAATTGACCAGACGCCGCCTGTCAGGGGATTTTTTCAGAAGACCTTTTTCCCCAGTGAACAGACACACGTCACGGAAAAGGTTGAATTTGATGTGCGCAAGGGAAAGCGCATCATGGCGCCGTTTGTCAGTCCGAGAAAGGGTGGCAAGGTTATTACACGGCAGGGTTGGCAGACAAACCAGTTTACCACGCCCAAAATTGCACCGGAAAGGGTGCTGACCATAGATGATATAACGAACCGTGCGATCGGCGAGAGTATTTATTCCAGGAAAACGCCCGAAGAAAGGGAGGATGAACAGCTTGCCAAAGACTTTACGGATATGGAAGAGTCCATTTCCAGAAGAAAAGAATGGATGAGCAGGCAGATTCTTTATGAAGGTAAACTGGATGTGCAGGATGAAGAGGAAGGGGTAGATGTCCAGATTGACTTCGGATTCACTAATATCGTTGTACTGGGAGCTGATGAGCAGTGGACACTTGCAACGGTCAATCCGCTTCCATTGTTCCGCAGGCTGCGCAAGAAGATTATCAAGGATACCGGGCGGGCACCGGATATGGCAATCTTTTCATCTGATGTAATCGAAGACTTTATTACAAATGAATTTATCATAAAGGCGATGAATGTACTAAACATGAAGAATGTACAGATCGAGCCACGCGTTGTAGATGAAGCACTGACGTTTTACGGAAGGATTGCAGAACTTGATCTTGATATTTACACCTACGACGAATGGTTTTTAAATGACGAGAACGAGGATGAATCCATGGTTCCGCCGGGAACAGTTCTTCTGGGGCATTCTGACGGTGAAGGACAGATTGAATATGGTCTTGTCACACAGATGGAAGCTGATAAAAAATTTCATTCTTATGAAGGAAAACTTGTTCCAAAAGTATGGGCAGATGAAAAGGACGAGGTAAAAAAGGCAAGACTGACTTCAAGACCGCTTCCGCGTCCGTTTGATGTGGAATCATGGGCGGTAATTTATGTAAAGAGAGGAGAAACAGCATGAGGTACAGGACAAAAGTTACAGTTGTAACAGGTGGAAAGGAATATCAGCCGGGTTCGATCCTTCCGGCTGATATTTCGGCCGCAGATCTGGATTTTCTGAAATCAAAAGGCTTTGTGACACCTACAGAAATGTCGTCTGTGGCGGTGGATGGCTGCGATGAGGACAGTATACTTTTCGGT